GAGGGCCTCCTCGCCGTCGGCGATTGGCTCCTCGAGCACGAGATCCTGGGGCTCGAGGTTGTCGCAACCAAGCCGGTCGCCGACGTCTACGTTGACGATCGCGGCATCAGGTTCGACGGCTGGCCGCGCACGCTCACCCTCATCACCCGCGCCCTCGGCGAGGTCCTCGATGGCTGACGCCGCCCCGCTCATGGGCCTCCGCGAATACGCCCGGCACCGGAAGGCGGCCGGCCTGGCCGGCTACAGCCTGAGCACGGTGCAACGCGCCATCGAGGATGGCCGGATTCCCTACATTGAGCGGAAAGGGCGCAAGCTCATCAACGCGGCCGAGGCCGATGCGGCTTGGAAGGCGAACACGCGGCACCGATCCGATCGGCACGGCGACGAGGCCGGCGACGCGCCGGCGAAGTCACCGGCCGAGGAAAAGGCCCGAGGCGGCCCGCCGCCCGGCTCGCCGGCGGCGCTCAAGGCCGAGGAGACCGCTCTCAAGATCGAGCGGCAAAAGCTAGAGCTGGCCGAGAAGCGCGGCGAGCTCGTCAAGCGCGCCGACGTGCGGCGCGAGCTATTCGACCTCGTGCGCCGTGCACGTGACCGGATTCTCAACGTCCCCGGCCGCATCGCCGCCCAGGCGGCCGCCGAGGTCGAGGAGCGCAAGGTCGAGCAAGTGATATCTGCCGAGCTCCGCGTCGCTCTCGAGGAGATCAGCGAGGAGGCCAATCTCGCCATCAAGGAGGCGACCGATGACAAGGGAACAGCATGAAGCGCACACAATCCTAGCCGAGGCGATCAGGCCCGAGCCCCAGCTCCTCGTTTCGGAATGGTCTGACCGCTACCGGCTCCTCGGGCAACGTGCGAGCGCCGAGCCTGGACCCTGGCGCACCGCTCGCACGCCATACCTCCGCGAGATCCTCGACGCACTGAGCCCTCACGACCCGGCCGATATCATCGCCGTCCAGAAAGGCGCCCAGCTCGGCTTTACCGAGGCCGGCAACAATTGGCTAGGCTTCGTCATCGACCATGCGCCCGGTCCCATGCTCTATATCCAGCCGACGATCGACATGGCTCGCCGCACGAGCAAGCAGCGCGTCGCGCCGATGCTCAACGAATCGCCGCGCCTGGCCGGCAAGGTCCGCGACAACCGCAGCAGGGACAGCGGAAACACCATGCTCGCGAAAGAATTCCCCGGCGGGATCGTCGTCATCACCGGCGCCAACTCGGCCGTCGGCCTCCGCTCGATGCCGGCGCGCTACCTGTTCCCCGATGAGATCGACGCCTATCCTCCCGACGTCGATGGCGAGGGCGACCCGCTCGAGCTCGCCCTCGCTCGCACGCGCACCTTTCGCCGGAATCGCAAGGTTTTCATGCCGAGCACGCCGACGACCAAGGGGATCAGCCGCGTCGAGGCCTGGTATCAGCGCGGCGATCAGCGCCGGTATTACGTGCCGTGTCCGCATTGCGGCGCCTTCCAGCTCCTCGAATGGGCGCGCATTGAATGGGACAAGGATGACGACGGGAAGCACCTACCCGACACGGTGCGGCTCTCGTGCGAGGCCTGTCATGCCGCGATCCCTGAGCACCACAAGGCCGAAATGCTGGCCGCCGGCGAATGGAAGGCGACGGCCGTGCCCGAGGATCGTCGCGTCCGGTCCTATCAAATCAGCGCGCTCTATTCGCCGCTCGGCTGGTATTCCTGGGCCGACGCCGTGCGCGACTTCATCAAGGCCAAGCGGGAAGGCCCGGCGAGCCTCAAGGCCTGGGTAAACACCGTGCTCGGAGAAACCTGGGAGGAGGAGGGCGACGACCTCGATGGCCATATCCTCTTGCAACGCCGCACCGCATACCCGGCCGAGATCCCGGCCGAGGCTTGCCTCATCACCGCCGGCGTCGATATCCAGGCCGACCGCATCGAGCTCGAGCGCGTCGCCTGGTCGCCGCTCGAGGAGAGCTATGGCGTGCGCTATACGATCTTACACGGCGACACCGACCAAGCCGACGTATGGGATCAGCTCGACGAGGTCCTCGCCGAGACCTTCGAACACGAGCACGGCGCCCGCCTCGGCCTGGCCGCCGTCGCGATCGACGCCGGCTATAAAACCTCGCAAGTTTACGAGTTCGTCAAGCAACGCCCAGGCCGCCGGATCTTTGCGGTAATGGGCAAGGATGGCCCGAGCCGGCCCATGGTCTCCTCGCCCAGCGCCAAGCGCTCCGGCCGCGACCGCCGCCCGGTGCGCCTGTTTACGCTCGGCGTCGATCAGCTCAAGGCCCTCACCTACTCGCGCTTTCGGATCACCGAGGAGGGCGCGGCCTACTGTCACTTTCCCCTGGGCCAAGGATATGACGAGGAGGTTTTTAAGCAGATGACCGCCGAGCGCGTCGTCATGCGATACACTCGCGGCGTTGGCTATCCGGCCTGGGTAAAGAAGCGCGCCCGCAACGAGGCCCTCGATTGCCGTTGCTACGCGCTCGCCGCGCTCTATATCCTCGGCACGCCGGCGCTCAAGTCGGCCGCTCGCCGCCTGGGAATCCTCCGCGACCGCATCGACGACGAGGCCACCGGCCGCCGCCGCCGGCGTCGCAACTCCTGGGCGATCGGCTGGAAAAAGTAGCGCACCCGCCGGCGAGCTCCCGGCGACCCGCCGGCGAGCTCCCAGCGTCGGCCGACCTGAGAGCCCTAGACACTCCTGACGAGAGCCGCTAGAGATCCCCGCGAAAGGTTGGCCGGCCGGTTGCCTGAGCTCAAAGAGCAGGGCGCCGGCGGCCGGCCGCTCCCAGGGAGGCGCTTTGGCTCACTCAATACCAAGCCAGGAGCTCACCGAGATCCGCGCCGGCGATACAGCCACGTGGACGAAATCCCTTAGCGATTACCCGCCCGCGAGCTGGACCCTCTACTACGCCCTCGTCAAGGACGACGCCCAGGAGACAATCACGGCCTCCGACAACGGCGACGGCACGCACCTCGTCGAAGTCGCGCCGACCGCCACCGATGACTGGGGGATCGGCACCTACTTCCTGCAAGGCTACGTGGAGAGCGCCGGCGGCGCACGGCACACCGTCTATGAGGGTTATCTCGAGGTGAAAGCCGGCCTCCACCTGAGCGGCTACAGCAGCGGACACGAGACCCGCAGCACCGTCAAGCGCACCCTCGACGCGCTCGAGGCCGTCATCCTCGGCAAGGCCAGTAAGGACCAGCTCAATTACACGATCGCCGGCCGCAGCCTTTCCCACCACTCGCCCGCCGAGCTCCTCGAATGGCGCCGCGAATATCGGCGCCTCTGGCGCGACGAGCTCGCCGCCCTCGACCGCGAAGCCGGCAAGAGCCCAAAGCGGCATGTGAAACTTCAGCCGACGAAAGCGAGCTAGACCATGGGCCTCCTCGATCGCCTTCGCCGCCGCCCTACAGCCGAGCCCGTCGAGGCCACGCCCCAGCCGCCGGCCAAGAGCACGCCGCGCAAGATCTTCGTCATCGACGGCGCCGGCGCCTTCGAACGCGCCTACAACGCCGCGAGCCTAGATCGACTCTCGAGCACCTTCGCCAACACTCCGCGCACCTTCGACTCCCACGTTTACGCGAGCCTCAAGGTCCTCCGCGCCCGGTGCCGGGAGGCCTCCCGCGACGAGGGCCTTGCCAAGCGTTTCCTCGGCCTCCTGGGCAACAACGTCGTCGGCCCTGACGGCATCCAATTGCAGGCGCAGCCCCGCGACGAGGATGGCAACCTTGACCAGCTCGCGGCCGACGCGATCGAGGATGCTTGGTCACTATGGTCGCGCCCGGCAACCGCCGACATTCGCGGTCAACTCAATTGGCCGACGATTCAAAAGCTCGCACTCCGCACCGTCGCACGTGACGGCGAGGTCCTCCTCGAGGAGGTCATCGGCTCCCAGGCCGGCGCCTACGGCTACAGCTTGCAACTTGTGGACCCCGAGCTCCTCGACCTCGAGCTCAACAGTGAGCTCGGCGGCGGCCGGCGCATTACCATGGGAGTCGAATTCGATGCCTATAGCCGCCCGGTCGCTTATCACCTGATCGACCCGGCCGCCTCTCACTCCGCGCTCACAACCGGCGGTTACTATCACGCCGGTCAGCCGCATCGCCGCGTTCCAGCCTCGCGAATGATCCACCTGTTCCTTCACGAGGACCCTTGGCAGACTCGCGGCGTCCCCTGGATGGCCGCCGCGCTCGCCAGGATGCAACAGCTCGGCGCCGGCCTCGAGGCGGCCACCGTCAATTTCCGCGTCGGCGCCCTCAAGGTCGCTTTCATCGAAACGCCCGAGGGCGAGCTCGAGACCACGAGCACCGAGAGCGACGGCTCACCGCTCGACGAGCTCGAGCCGGGCACCATGGAGATCCTGAGCGCCGGGCAAAAGGTTCACGGCTGGGACCCGAAATATCCCGACGGCGAGCTCGCCGACTTCGTAAAGGGCATCAAGCGCGACATATCGAGCGGCTTGGAAACGAGCTACATGAGCCTGAGCTCGGACCTCGAGGGAGTCAGCTTTTCGGCCGGCCGCCTCGGCCGCCTCGACGATATCGACGTGTGGCAGGGCGCTCAGGCCTGGCTCAGTTACGCGCTCAATCAGCGCGTCTATGAGCGCTGGCTCGCAATGGCCCTGACCGCCGGCGCTATCCGCGTGCCAGCACGCGGCGGCGGCGAGCCTAAGCCGCTCGGCCTCGAGCGTATCGAGAAATACCGCAACACGCGCTGGCAGGGGCGCGGCTGGGATTCCGTTGACGAGCTCAAGACGACCATGGCCGCCGGCCAGGGTATCGCCCTCGGCCTCACCACAATCAGCGAGCAGATCCGCAAGCGCGGCCGCGATCCGATGGAAGTATTCGAGGAGCGCGCCGCCGAGCTCGACGAGCTCGACCGCCTGGGCATCCGGCCGCCCGATCCGGCGCCCCTGACCGCC